CTTTCAACTTCTGGAAGGGTGCTGACTTCAAACTGAAGATCCGCAAGGTCGATGGTTACTGGAACTACGACAAGTCTGAATTTGCTGCACCTGGTGTGCTTGGTGGATTCGATGATGACAAACTGGAATCCATCTGGAAGGAAGGTTATTCTCTCGCAGAATTTGAAGACACCAAGAACTTCAAGTCTTACGAGCAACTTCAAGCACGTCTGAATCTGGTGCTTGGTAAGTCTGCTGCTCCTGCTCCTCGTGTCGATGAGCAAGATGAGGCAGTCTTTGACACTCCCGTTGGTGGAGGATTCAATGATGCAGACATCACTGGTCTTCGTGAAAGTGCAGTCGCTGCTTCCCCTGTAGAAGATGAAGATGACACTCTCTCTTACTTCGCTAAACTCGCTGAGGAGGATTGATGACTGAACCAATCACTGTTGAAGATTATAAACTCGTCTCTGACGAGTTCTTTCAGAAATACAACTACGCTGCAGAGCGTATGGGTCCTGGTCCTCACAAAGCAGAGGATGTTCTGAAAGTTATGGAAGCACTCGGTGCTGCTGTGCTCAAGGAACGAGTCAAAGATAAACTCGGTCCTTTTGGATTCAACAAAGGAGAAAAGAAAGAATGAACCTGTTTGCCCAAGCCCAACTTGACCTGGTAGATGCCTGGAACATGAGTTGGGAAGAGGGCATCCAGTTCCTCATCGTTCTGGTTGCTCTATATTATTTGAAGAAGAGAATGGACTTGTACTTCGCAAAGAAGCAAGCAAAAACTACTATCTACAAAGTCAAACTGATTGAAGACCAATGAAACTTGCACTCGCTGCCTTAATGATGCTCACTGTACTTCCTGCTCATGCAGGTGGTCCTCGCTTCAGGGAAAGTATTGGTGATCGTAGTAATCGCCAAGCATATGAATCACAATCTGGTTATGCTCGCCAGGAAAAATGCTATAAACGAGTCTATCGTGAAGAGTATGTTCCTGGTACAATGAAGAACCCTGGATATGTTAAATCATATAAGGAACGTGTTGAAGTTCCTTGTAAGAAACGAGTGAACATCTATCAAGAACAACATCATCCTAATGTTGGTCATACACATCGGGATGAAGATGGTAACTCTTGTGCTGAAGGTTCTATCTTGGGTGCCATTGGAGGTGCTGGTGCTGGTGCAGCATTGTCTCGTGGAGATGGTCGCTGGTGGGCAATCCCTCTGGGTATTGTTGGAGGTAGTATGATTGGATGCCAAATGGATGGGGGTTAAAACTAAAATCGACTTTTGATTACCAAAAAGTCGAAAAAAAATTCCCGCCAAAAATTAGGACTCTAAGGTTTTTTCAAGAATTATTCTGAATAAGTTATCTTTTAATTGAACAAGTGCTTCTTGTTCACCTGGATGACCACCTGGCCATTTTTCCAAATGAAAGCAGACGGACCTGTATATCAATGCAAGTCCGTCTTTTGTTATGTCTAAATTATAAATGTCGTTAGGATCAGTATCCACCGCCGTAACCTGGAGAAGGACTTGGGGATGGAGAAGGCGAAGGAGAAGGAGAGGGAGAGGGACTAGGTGATGGCGAGGGACTTGGAGAGGGAGAAGATACTGTTGTAGTAGTTGTAGTAGTTGTAGTAACTGCGATTCCACCTCCACCAGTTGTACTTGTTGCTACTCCAGCGTTAAATCCTGTAGTTGGTCCATCATCAAATGTAACTTCACCACCTGGTAATTGGGAACGAATTGCACTAGCAAAACTAACTGATCCAGTGTTATTAAGGAATCTAGATGCGAGATTTAATTCTGTTTTTTTATTGTTTGCATCATCTAATTCAGAATGAGGTTCATAAGAAACTAATTCTTCAAATTCTTCAACCATAATTTCCAGCATGTTACTAACTGGAATTAGAATTTGTCTTTTTAATTCGTTTTTAAAATATTCATACTCAAAGTTTGTTACTGGATATCTGGATTCTGATTCTGTTTTTACACTTCCGTCTGGTAAAGTAGTTCTCCAATTTTCATTAACTTCAATTCCTTTTTTAATAAAGACTGTACCATCATCAAGTAAAACTTCATTGGTTTCGTAATGATGGATATTATCCTTTTTATCTTCAGTATATTTTTCGATTACGTAATCTTCTAACTGTTGTTGACCTTTTGGCCACTCTTCATATACATCAATAATATCATTAACTAAAAGAATTGCCCAATCTAAAAATGGATCATCAAATAATCTTGATGCAAGATTAGATGGGGTTTCGTCGGGTTTAATTGAATATCCTTCAAATAGTGTTGAATACTGACTCAGATCTGGTCTTGCTCGAACCTTTCTAAAGATATTTTTTACAAGACGATATTTGAATGCTTCGTTATCCTCAACACCCTCACCAACATATACATTTGGGAAATAAGAAAAATATCCTGCCATTTTAGTACCCCTTTACAATATCTCTCTGTGTCACAAACTGAGTCTCGGTAAAACTCATATTTAGTACAACTGCAGGAACTTGTAGTGGTGAACCCTCAACAGTTCCCTGAGCACCATTCCATACAGCAGATTGCCCTTCTGGTTTGATTGCATTATATTGACCATCTGGGGTGTAGTTTACACTAACTCCAGAACAAACAGATGTGTGGATTTTGAAGTGTAGATTTTCTGCAACTGCTCCTGTGTTTGGATTAACACGAATAAATTTAATATCGTACTTATCAGGTACTTCAAAGAATCTATCTGCGTTATCTACATCCCTATCACTATCTGTACCATATCTAGGTACTGCACCTGTCTTCATATATCTAATAATACTTTGAATTTCTTTCGATTCCTTTTCATTACGAGCAAGCATTTTGAAAGAAAAATTATGCTGACGGAACTGCATGTTATTGAACAATTGTTCTGTATATGGGTTGAAAACTCTTCCTTGAGTTAGTTCAACAATGGAGTTAGCATCAATTTGTCCAGCAAGACCTAAGAACTGTGATGCACCCTGTGCTGCTTGAGCAAAGGTGCCAATAGTGAATTCTGGCAGTGCTGCATCAGCAGCATTTTGTAAAGTTTCTGCTAACGATTCATAATCATTACCAGAACCAAGAGATTGGATCAATGCTCTACCACCAACGCCAATATTCAATTGACGATATGTTGGTTGATATGCAGTTTGAATGTTTTGTGGCATAGCAATGTATACCTTAAAATCATTCTTTTTAAACTCTGCCTTATTATTAGGAACATTCAAACCATAGTAGGGTTTTCCCCCATCTTTGTATTTGATACGTTTCCTTTGAAATACTACATAGTCAATCACCTCAGTCGGGTTATCTGCTGCAGTTTTCCCAGAAACAGGTGCCCTCAATGGGTATGTGAATATTTTTCCTGCCAAAATTACACCTAAATACTGTGTGACCTCTATGTATTTATGAGATATCAAGGTAAGTACCGTGTTTCCTTCCCAAGGAAGTATAAAGGTGACCCTAATAATGTCATTTATCGCTCCTCATGGGAGTATAAATTTATGAAATGGTGTGATATCACCCCTACAGTATCTGAATGGGGAAGTGAAGAGATAATTATTCCATATACTTCACCTGTTGATGGTAAGCGACATAGATATTTTCCCGACTTTTATGTGAAGATCGCTAATAAAAAATATCTTGTTGAAGTGAAACCTTTCAAACAAACGAAAGAACCAAAGACTCAAAAAAGACATACCAAAAGATATATCAATGAAGTTGTGACTTATGCTGTTAATCAAGCAAAATGGAAAGCAGCAACTGAGTTTTGTGTAGATAATGGATGGGAATTTATGTTAATCACAGAAAAAGAACTTAAAATCTAATGGGCATTCCAAATAAACAAGGAGCGAGGTATAACTCATTTCAACGATTTTTGTCGGAAACTAAGGGTAAGTTTAATTCCCCCAGCACGACAAATCTATATTCTGTGAGATTCACAACTCCCAGAATGATGAGGAGACAAAATAATCAAGTGTCTTCATCCAAACTAGAGATTGAGAACAACGATCTCGATTGGATGTTAGACTATTATGCAGATAATATTAATCTACCTAGTAAACAGATTACTACTGGTCAGACTCCGTATGTAGGATCTCCATTCAAATATGCAACAAATACTGCATATAGTCAGTTGCAGATGAATTTTATCATGCCGCGCTCTCAATATACTAGGAATTTCTTTGAGAGATGGACATCCATGATGGCAAGTGATAGTGAGCAATACACAAGATATTATGATGATTACGTTTGCCCTCAGATGTACATTTACAAATGGGAAAGAGGTGGTGGCAAACTTGGTGTGGAAGATCCAAAATTGATTCGTGCTATTAGGGATAATGGTTCATCAAGTGTTTTAGTAGCAAGACAATATGATTTGACTGCTGCTTGGAAACTTGATAATGTATATCCATATAATATTGGATCTGTGCAATTAAATAATGCTTCTGCAAAAGTTATGTCATTGGGTATAGCATTTTACTATGAAAGATATAGATTCTATACTAAAGGTAAGTTTGACGATCCTGGTGTTTTAGATGGTATGACTGTACCTGCAAACAGAGATAATACTACAGATCAATTTACGAACAGAAATATTTTTAGTGGTATTATCGATGTGCTTGAAAACCTCTTCTAATGAGGTCATAAATAAAAATACTGATGTGAATATCTATGGCATTACCAAAGATTAATGTACCTAAGTACAAAATGAAATTACCTTCTGATGGCAGAACGGTAAACTTTAGACCATTTCTTGTGAAAGAGGAAAAAATTCTTCTTCTTGCTACTGAAACTGGTGAACAGCAAGATCTGATTGATGCGATCACAAACATTATTAAAGAATGTACTGACATCAAAGATGTTGACAAACTTTCTACCTTTGATATTGAATTTGTATTTTTACAGATTCGTACAAAATCTGTTGGTGAAAGTGTAGACATCAGTGTCACATGTCCTGATGATGGAGAAACTGAGGTTCCTGTTTCTATTCCTTTAGATGAAATCAAAGTTGTAAAAACTAGAGGTCATAAAAAAGAACTCAAGTTATCTGATGAAGTTGTTGTGACTATGGGTTATCCCAGTCTCGATACATTTGTTTCAATGAATTTTGGCGAAGATGAAAATCAGGTTGATCAAATCTTTGAAATGGCAGCAAGTTGTGTAGAAACAATTGCAGACGCTAGTCAAGTTTATGATTGTTCAACTGTACCCAAATCAGAATTATTAGAATGGTTTGAAGATTTAAATAGCAAACAGTTTCAAATGATTCAAAAGTTCTTTGAAACTATGCCTAAATTATCTCATACAGTGACTGTAACAAATCCAAATACAGGCAAAGATAACGAGATTGTACTTGAGGGACTAGCGAGTTTTTTCGCATAGCACTCCTTCACACCAATCTTCGTTCTTATTATGAAGGAAACTTTGCCCTAATGCATCATCATAAATGGAATATCGATCATATCGATAATCTGATGCCTTGGGAAAAGGAAATCTATGTGAATATGTTGATTCAATTCCTGAAAGAAGAGGAACGTAGAATGAAGGAGCAGCAAGCAGCAAGTGGCTAAATTACAAACATATAAATTTGTAAATCCTGGTATAGCAGCAAGTGCTAGTCCAGTAGCTACCGCTGCTCGCCAACAAACTTTAGCATTTAATCGATTAGGCACTACTGTATCATCAATTGGTAGTGTTGTAAAAGATATCGAACAAGTATCGATCTTAAACAATAAGGCCGATCAAAAAGAACTTATTGCAGAGCGTCGTAGAAAAAGAAGAGAAAGGGATGCTGCGGCAGAGGAAGCAGCAGAACTAAAAAAAGTAGAGAAGAAAAAGTTAAAACCAGATAATAAATTAAAAAAGGTTGCTAAAGGTAGTCTTAGTTGGATTGAAAAATTTCTAGCACCGATTGGCAATTTTTTATTATCTCTTTATAAGTTTGCGATTACAACCGAAGTCCTTAAATGGATTTCAGATAAAGAAAATATAAAAAAACTAGAAGAGTTTTTACGTAAAGCTGATTTTGTCTTTAGAAAGATATTTGGTTGGGCAAAAGGATTTACCGAAAATGTCTTAAACGGTTTTTCGGATTTAACTGCTAAAGATAGTACTTTTATCGAAAGGATAAAGGGTCTTGGTGAGATGATGCTGGGCATCACTGCCCTGAAGTATTTGATGAATCCCTTTAGTCTTATTGGGGATATCTTAAATTTATTAGGTCGTCGTGAGCAAGCACAGAAACTAAAAGATAAGGCAGATAGAGCAAGAAATCAAAGATCAGGAAGACCGCAGTTAGGATCAGGGCAAACTACGTCTATTGGTTCTCGACCTGCTGGATTTGTACCAAGATCCGATGCTGCAGGAAACCAAGTTGCTGGAAGAGGACAGCAGTATAGAAATAATCTTGGTAGAGTTGGGCAGGGTGCAACAACACAACCTCTCAAACCAAGTAGGTTAAGAGGATTCACTGCAAACCTACAAACAGGTACTGCCAATGTTCCATTACCTGCTGGAGCACAGAGAGGTTTATACGGTGGTGTACAAAAAGCAGGCAAAGCATTTGCTGGTGCTAAGAATTTCTTTAGAGGATTAAGGATACCTATCATTGGACCGATACTTATGGGTATCGGATCCTACATGGAGACGGGAAAAGTTGATCAAGCATTGTTTGTAGCAGGTGGTGCTGCAATCGGTGGTGCTTTAGGAACGTTAATTCCTATCCCCGTTTTAGGAACACTACTTGGTGAAACAATTGGTGGATACATCGGTGATTTGATGTATGTCCTACTCAGAGGTGGTGGACCTGGAGCACTTGGACAAAAGTTAAGACAAGATATTCAAAAGGTCTTAAGTGTAGGAAAAACTGTCACTGATTGGATTGGATCTGGACTTAGCAGATTCTTTGAAGGTGTTCCAAAATATAATATTTTTGGTAAAAAGGTTCCAGATCCATTCTGGATGCTGAATCCAGCTAATTTATTTGAGAAGGCAGGAATTTTCAGCAAGGCATTTTTCTCTCGTGATCCGATGAACGAGACGCCTGAACAAAAGGCGTTGAGAATAAAACAGCAAGAGAAGGAACGAAAAGAACTAGAGAGACAGTTACAACAACAATATGATCGTGCAGATCAAATAGATCAATCTTTAATTGATTCCGTAGATCTATACAGAAATGGTGGATATCTTCAAGAGATGTTCTTGGGTGGTCTTTGGAAAAAGGTTAAGAAAGTTGGTTCTTCTATTTGGAAAGGTGTTACCAAGATTGCATCTAACCCGATTGTTTCAACTGTAGCAAGTTTTATTCCTGGTGCAAATATTGTTGTTCCTGCTATTAATGCAATTAATGCGGTAAGCAGTGGTAATTATCTTGGCGCTGTCATGAGCGGTCTTGGTGCGGTTGGTGGATTTGCTTCGATTGGTTCTACCGCACAATCAATGGTTAACACTCCAGACTGGTTGATAAACTTGCGTATGAGTGGTTTTGGTCAGGGTGTTTCTAACTTATACAACCAAGGAGCAAAATTCTTTAGTGGTATTAACACATATCTTGATAATAATCCTTGGATCGGTAACGTAGCAGGTAATTTAATGCGAGGTAATATTGGTGGTGCTATTACAACTGGTCTTAATCAACTCGATCCAAGATTTGGTAACATTGCTGGAAGTCTCTTTGCGGGTGATTATCGTGGTGCTATCGGTAGTGGACTTGGGATGATTGATCCTAGATTTAGTGGTATTGCTAATGATATTTTTGCTGGTAATTTTGGTGGTGCTGTGTCTGGTGGACTTTCAATGTTTGATCCTCAACTTGGTGGCATCGCTAGTAATATTTTTGGTGGTAATTTTATGGAAGCAGGTTTAAGTGGAATTGGGATGATCAATCCCAATCTTGAAGCTGCGGCAAGAAGTTTTATCTCAGATCCAGTAGCAACTATTGGTAGTATTGCAGAACAAAAAGGATTGGGTGGTTTATATAAAGGTATTTTGGGCGTTGCTAGTGGTGACTATAAGGGTGCTATGAGAACGTTGGGTGCTGAGATTGGGGTTGATCCAAAGTTTTTAGGAGCAGCAGAAAAAATATCAGACAAGGTATTCTCTGAGAAAGGATTGTCTGCTGAATTCGTAATGAATGAAGTAGCAGAATTTGTCCCCATACCAATGATTGTGGAAAAACTTGTTCCCTTACCTACAGCGGTTCCACTAAATAATGAAGAACAAGCATATACCGCAGTCTCAACATCACTGACATCTAGAATGCGATAATGGCAACTATACAGAAAGGCGCAAAAATCAATTTTTATAAATTTGTTCAGGTACAGAGTCCTACTAGTTCTGCTGTTAGATCTGATGAAAGTGCTGCGCTAGCAAAAACTATCAATACGAATACCCAAGCAGTAAATAATCTTGGTGCTACTGTAAACTCTATTGGTAAGATTCTTGCTTCTGTAAAGAAGGCATCTATTCTTCAACTAGAAATGGAGGAGAAGAATAGAAAGAAATTTCAGGCAGAATATACTGAAGAATTAAGAAGAAAAAAGAAGTCTGCCGCATCTCCCTTAGCAGTGTTTAAGAAACCCAGTTTCTTAGAGGGTCTATTCAACTTCCTTTCTGGTCTTATTAAGGCAGCAATTATTATTCCTGCATTAAAATGGTTATCTGATCCTGAAAATAGGGAGAAAGTTGAACGTATAATTGAGGTTATTAGTAAAGTTGCGACCTTTATCTTTGATGTCGCGAAGTTCGGTGTAGTTAATACTATTGAAGGATTATACACTTTACTGTCTGATGAATCAAGTCCTTGGGAAAAAGTCGGAGGATTGGTACGAGGTTTAGTTGGACTTGGTACATTATTACTTGGCATTAGATGGTTAAGTAATCCAGCTAACATTATTAAAGACTTTGGTAATGTTCTAAAATTCTTTAGAAATAATCTACTTGCATCTAAGGCAAAATTGGGTATAGGTGCTAAAGTTGCATTAGGCACTGCTGCAACATTTGCAGTCATGGAAGGTGTATTTACTGCACCTGCAGGCGATAGCACTGTAGAAGGAAATAAAGACATGCCCCTAGGCATCACGCCAGGCACTGAGGGTATCGGTCCTGTTGCTGATGGTGGTAGATATGGTCAAGTTTTAGAAAATATCCAAGAATCTAAAAAACCAAAAGAAGAAGGTGGAATTTTTG